GCCGTCAGCGTGCCCGCCGTGGACGGAACACCACGCAGGATGTCGCTCATGTAGGCGAAGCGCTGGAACGGCTCGTAGGCCTCTTCGATGCGACCAGCCCGCTGCACGTCGTACTCCGCCTGCAGCTGCTGCTGTTCCAAAGCACCTGTGTTGAACAGAGTGTTTATGTCTTGGAAGCCCTGCGATTGCGCGGCCTCTCCAAGCGCCCCGATCCCAGTGCCAAGGCCCTGGAACAATTGCGCTGCGGTCTGCCCGCGCTTCTGTTGGTTTTCAAAGGCCGACTGAGCCTGTTGCTGTGCGCCAGTGTAGGCAGCAGAGCGCAACTGCGCCGCGAGCTTGCCTTCTTCTGCAGAGGAACGACCAATAGCTTCGCCTTCCATCAGATCGCGGCGACTGCCAAATGCGCCTCTAGCGCCTGCTTCAGCACCAATGCGCCCGCGTTCTCGTGTCAAGGCATCGGCTATATCCGCCTGAGATGTCTTGATTACATCTTCGACAAACGGGTCGTAGAACTTTTTGTATCCGCCCTCGCGAGTAGGTTGCCCGCTCGCATCCAGCCGAGGTGTGCGAACCCCTGTGGTTGGGTCAGTGTCATATACGATTTGACCTTCTGGATCGTACATGCCTTGACTGCCTTCAAGAGAGGTAACCCCTGTCTCGAAAACTTCTTCTGCTCTGTCCAAGTAGGGCTTATATGCCCCCATCATGGATTCGTACTGCTCACCCGTTACAGGGTCTACGCCACCAGTCAGGCGGGCAATAGCCTCCATCTGCGGGTCGGTGAAACCGATGACATCAGGCGCAGCAACGCCGCCCTCAACAGCAAAGATAGGCTCGCCGTATTGATCCGTCGCAGCCATGGCCGGATCTGTTGTGTATGTGCCGTCAGCAGCCTCATACATCTGGGCCCCTGTCTCGGGGTCCATAATCGGTTGACCATACAAAGGACTTTGGGCCGCGATCCCAGTGATCGTGCCCGTCTCTTCGTCTACTTGGTATATGTTTGCTAGAAGGTCCTTGAGAAAGTTTTCCTGATACTCAGGAAGAAGGTTCATGACCTTTGAGACTGTCTCCGCCATTATGCAACCCTCTCAAGCTGACTCATCATTTCGTACATCTTAGCCGCACCAGCATTCCGGTTGCCGCCTCCTGCACCTTTAACAGCGTCCGCCGTCATAACAAACTCACCGTCCGAGAGCCTAGCTTCTTGGACCGGACCTCCGTTCTGGTAGATCGTAGCTGGAATAGAATCGCTGGTCCCCGTTCCTGGGCCCTCGATGTAACCACCCATGTTCATCATCTTAGGACGGTAGCTCACAGTCGGAGTACCAGGGGCCGCGGTCCCACGATAGCCTGGTCGCCGTTCCCCAGTGTCATACTGACGTTGCTCTAGTGCAGTCATAACCGGATCGAAATCCACCTTACGCTGCTCGAACAGCGCCTGCTGTAGCAAGCCCCCGAGGATCGGATCTGTCCGACCTTGCGCGTCTTCTACCCCTGCCGCCTGCAGGATCCCGCGGATCGCTCCGGTCGGTCCACCTTGGAACCCGCCAAGCATAGCCTGTTTGGCTGCGATCTGTTGTCCCTGTTTCCCAGACAGTAGGTTCATTACGTTTGAACCTTGGTTCTGGAAACCACCAGCACCTCCACCGCCACCACCCATAATGCCAAGAGCGTTCATAGCGAGACCTGCTTTGCCCCCAAGACCTGCGCTAAACAAGCTGCCGAGCCCCGTTTCAAACGCCTGTCTCGGATCGCTTCCACTTGCCAAAGCCCCAAGACCACCACCAAGAGCCGCGCCAACAGGACCGCCTGCAACCATGCCAACGAGTGCGCCAATCGAGGAAAAGAGATCACTCTTGTTTTTGTCTGCTTCAGATTCTGCCATTACGCCTCTCCCGAAATTGCTTCTGGAGCAGTTACTGTAATACTTGTACTGCGCTTTTCAGAGCCTGTCCAAGGTTTCAAACACTGGGGGCAGTTACCGTCAGGGTAACTTGCAATCTCTGCTGGCGTGTCAACTGCGTTGTCGCAGCTTACACAATGCACTGTATCAGAACTCGTCGAAGGTTTCCACTTCGAACCATCGGACATTGTAATAATTGTATCGGTCATGTCGTACTCACTGTTACTGTTCCGACCCCGCCCGTGCCAGTAGATCCTCGCACATGGGGTGTGTTGCTTAAAGTCACCTTAACAAACCCGCCCTGTTGAAACAATGCCCCTGTTTTAAGCCCGCTGTCGTCAGTCTGTAAGTCCGTGTAATGATTGTTGCGTCACTCATATTACTATCCTTAGTTCGCCAGTAGAGGTTTTATACACATCGTTTACAGACAATCCACCAGCTACAGCGGCAGCGTTATCGGCATATGCGGGTAAGTTTAACAGGTTTAAAGTATTAAATACAGCCGTTCCGGGGTTTTGTGCCTGAGCCAGATATACAGAGAAAGCTCGCACCACTTCGGACATGTACCGCTGATCGTATGCCTGCGGCGCAATCGGGAAGTATGGGACTGGCGCTTCTCTTGTTGTCATTACCTGCGTCCGTCCTGTCTAACATCCACGCGAGGAGAACCAAGTCTCCAAGTCATGCCTATCTCGTTAGAGTCCACACGCAAAGCCATTGATCGTCCGCGCAATCTTATGTTTGCCTGATTTGTAAACTGCTCCACTGGAACAGTAGCTGTCTTTGTTATTATGCTATCATCTTCCTGTAGATAATTGCCGCCGGGGAAGTTCCTTGCTTTCATCGTAAACGTAACAGACGGAGAACTCGCAGTTGAGTCCCTGAACGTAACGTCTGGGATGATCCGACTTACAAACGAGAAGTTGTTACCGTCCCCAATATCAAACTGACTGGACTCAATATACGCGGATATTGCAGTTGGAGGGTTTTGGCTCCCATCATCAAACCCATTCTCATGCGTATAAAGATACCCGTCCAACCCTGCCGCAATAGGGTTTTGCTCAACACCACGGTCTATCCAAGCACCACGAGCTAAGGTGCCGTAATACCAGATGTTCTGTTGGTAGTTATAAACAACATAACGATCTACATTGTCACTATTGGCAGAGGGGTAATACCACCATACTTCAGAGAATGACGTATTAGATGCGGCGAATACTTTTTCAGATTGGTTTTGATTAAAGTCAGAAAAGACGTAATCACGCACGGTGCAGGGTAACTTTTGAACCGCGCCACCATAAGTATAGAACTCGTTATTACCCATCCAAAAGACGTTATCTTCAATTGCTATCGCAGAGTTGGGGCTTGTTATTGTCACGTTCTCTGAGATCATGTTGATCCCAAATGTAAACGGTGGGCCTAAGTACTGCATTACATGAAGAGATGCGTCCGTGAACACTAATATTTGCTGACGGGTCTCAAGTGCCGTAACAATTCTTGACCCAGAGCCGATAAGCAAGTCTCCCGCAGTATTGGTTGTTGTTGGAGTCCAGTCTGCGGCGTTTTCTTGATCGGAGAACCTTATTAACAAGGGGTCTTGTACTGAACTACCGAGTGGGTTTGCACCGAAAGCAATAACGTGCCTGTCAACATCAGAGACAATAACCTTAGCGGCAACTGTTGGAGTGTTGCTGGCCCCGGAAAGAGAACTTAATGGAACGGCCCTTGTAGTTAATGGAGCTACTGCTGATGCATCCCAATAGTAAATACCGCCGTTGTACACGTTTATTATCAGGTCTTCCCCGAAGTTATCGTGTGACCATAGACGCAATGTATCTGTTAAAGTATCAATAACCGCCGCAGAGTTCCAAGCACCGCGCGACCAAGTTCCAGCACCCCAGCCATTGCCGTACACAGAAGTATCGAGGCCCGTGTTGATCTGATAAGAGCCTGCGGTAAGGATGCCACCATTCCCTGAATCAGAGCTGTTTGCCGTTACGGCAACTGGAGTATACTCACCGTCAACAGTAATACTGGAAACGCTGTTCACTTCTCTGGCAGTTATTGTGTAGCTGTTGCTATCCACGATAGAGTTAATCTTATACTCTTGGTTTAAGACATCCGCCGTAATTAACCCACCTAAAGACACCGCATTGCTAAAGGTAATAAAATCCCCTTCTACTGCACCGTGGTCTGTATCGGTCACAGTAATTGTAGAAGAAGCATTTGTGGCTGAAAAACTTATATCAGAAGAAAAACGAGTTACTGCCTGAACTACGCCTGAGACGCTCCCTGTAGCCGATACACCTACAAGAGTAATACTAACATTTGCGGCAGTAATTGATGTAGTAATTGATCCAGAGAAACCTGTTGCTGCCAAGCCATCAGATAAAACTACGGTTGTATCAACATTTGTTACTACAGCAACCTGACCAACACTGCCCGTAGAAGATACTCCATCTACTAATTCCAAGTTCTGGCTTGTAGTTACCTCACCCACATCAGCAGACGCACTTACCCCCAACACACTAATCGTTATGTTTTCTCTAGTGTCTACAAAAAGCCTTATCGGGGTTATGTCGTAATAGGCCTGACCCTCTTCGATGTAGTACTTGTCGCTCGTGCCAACGCCTAGATAATTATTTAAAGCAATCGTTCTCCACGAATGCAATGCCCGACACGAACCAAGAAAAGACTTAATACCCAGCTTTGTCCATCCACCAATCTTCTCAGGATAACCCATGCGAAACCGCACTTTGTCCATATCGTACCAACCACCTTCGTTGCTATACGAGGTGGATTCTCGGTTAATACCGGGCTGGAACTGAAGTTTGGTTAACGGCATTTCTGCTATCCTTACGGCTTAGTAGGCCAGTCGTCTTTGTTTAAGTTAGGCCAGTTGGCGTGGCTAGTAATGTCCCGCAGTGCTTGGCGGTATGTAGTCATGTCTGCAGACATTGTAACGTCTGACAATGCTTGCCAATCTGTTTCAGCAATTAAAGCGTTTCGTTTTTTTCGCATGCTCTCAGCTTGCGAAGCGGCAGCATTTGCGATTTGCTGATCCGTTAGGGCGACAATAGTCTTTGTTAGCTTCCACTCACCGCCTACCAAAGACGGAATGTCGCTGTGCTGTATGCGGTGCGTCAACGGGTTGTAGTCAGGCGCTGCTTCATATCCAACAGGATACATACCATAAGAAGCCATTGTTTCCTCTGGTATATTCTTGGTAAAACTGGTGTTTGGATTGTCACGGCGCAGATCACCGACCGTATATGGATACTGGTCAACCTCACCGTTTGTAATTTTGACGAACATTGTAAATCTCCTATCTGTTCAAGAACGCTATTCCTGCACTCCTATGTTGTACCTATAAATTGTAGTGTCGTTACCACGGAACATTATTGTACCGTCCTCCGAAAAATATGAACCCCGTGGTTGATTAGCAGGAATTTTTGCGGCTCCGTTTTGAACGAAACTTGCCGTCGAAATATCCCAAGCAGTGCTTAAAGTGTATTCATTCATATCATCACCAGAAAGGCCCCCGACATACATCTTTGTGCCGTCAGGCTTGAAAAACACATCTAGCGGGAAAGTTTCCTGACTTGAGACATCAAAACTTTGAAGGAAGCTCCCAGTTGACACATCCCAAGCAGTGCTTAAGTCGTATTCATGCACTTCGTCACTGGTGTAGCCCGTATGGTACATTTTTGTGCCGTCTGGTTTGAAAAAGAGACCATTAGGAGTGCTACCTTGTGCCGAAACATCTAGAGATTTGCTTGCGTATGAAGCTGATGAAACAAGCCAAGCAGTGCTTAAAGTGTACTGATAAACTGCGTCTGAACCCCTGTCAATGACGTACATTGCCGTGCCGTCAGATTTAAAGAACAAGCCCTGACTGATTGTAGATTGAGATTGCACATTAAACTCGTAGACAAAAGTTGCAGAAGATAAATCAAACGCAGTACTCAGAGAATACTCAAACACATGATTTTCATAAGGAGCGCTGTTTTCGTACCCTACAATGTAAAGTCTTGTCCCATCAGGCTTAAACGTAATTCCATAAAAATTTGATATTTGACTGGATGGAGTAAACCCCCCAGAAACCCACTGGTAAATAGTGTCATTGGACGTTGCCATGACATAAATATACCCCTTGTCTGCACTTACATATAAGCCCTGAGATGTACTAAAGAAGTTGTCTAAATTAGCGTAGTTGCCTGTAAAGGAACCAGTGGAAATATCCCAAGCAGTCGACAAGGTCCACTCACCTATGCTGTCAGGCGCACTGTTGCTAAGAACAAACAAGGTCAAACCATCTCCTGAGAATGCAATATCAGTCGGCTGATCTGAGTTTGTCCCTACGTCCAGACTTTGATCGAAACTTGCAGAGGATATATCCCAAGCGGTGCTTAAACTGTATTCATGTGCGTTATCGGTCCCCGTATCACAAATATACATCTTTGTGCCATCGTCCTTAAACCACAGCCCCAGACTAGAGCCACCTGTCATCTGACCGCTTACATCAAAACTTGTGGTTTCTGATATAGTCGTAATATCCCAAGCGGTGGAAACACTATATTCATATACCTTTTTGTCCGAATGATCACCCACATACATCTTTGTGCCATCTGGTTTAAAAAACAAAGCAGCAGGTGCTTGATTGCTTGCAGAAGTCGCTGCTGATTGATACGCAACTGCTGTTGAAACACTCCACGGAACAGTCAGGTTGTACTCGTCTATCTCGTCATCAGCATTGCCTGAAATATACGCCTTTGTGCCGTCTGGCTTGTAAAAAACGCCATAAGGCTGTGTCTGCTGCGCAGAAATATTGTCTGAACCAAACTGTTCAGCGTTAGTAAGATCGGCCATCACCCCCGCGATGCCGGGGACAGGATACCAGTAGGCATAAGATATATCCCAAGCTACGTCAGCCGCCGAAGAAGCCATTAACATTTTTTTAGCTACACTCATTGCAAATCACTCCCAGCCAAAAAGCCATACCAAGTTGTGCCGCCATCGTGTGTGTAGAACACAAACTGATCTACGGCACTTGCTGTACTTGTCAGCGTAGGTGCAGTGCCGCTAGGCCAATCCACTGCGGCAGGCCATGTAACAGTATAACCAGAGGCGGAAGCGTCCTGCACGATCTTTAGCGAGAAACCAGATGACTTGCCCGACACCGCAGGGTTGCTGAAAGTAAACGTAGTGTTCTCCGTCAACGTGTGGCTAAACACTGTGCCGTCACGAGAATTTACCGTTGTAGCATTGCTTGACGATGTTACCGCCGTGAACTCCTCGGTGACGCCGTTGTCAAAAGTAACAACCCCATTTGCATCAGCCGTGACAACCTTGCTAGCCTCGGATGTACCAAGCGTTGTGATGTCATTGTAGTTAAGCTCGGCGGTGGTAGATGTTACGCCGTCAAGAATGTTTAACTCGGCAGTGTCAGCAGTAATACCGTCGAGGACATTGATTTCCGCTGCCGTGGCGGTAAGGCCTAAGTTGGTCAGAGCCGTTACCGCACTAGCCAAGTCCGACAGGTTGTTGGCGGAAGAAAGCACCCCAGACAAGTCGGTGCCGAAGCTCGTAACCGCAGCGCCTGATCCTGCGCCGTCGCAGTAAATGATATCAGTCGAACCGTCAGCAATGGTGACAGTGGACCCAGAGCCTTGACTGATGATAACGCTCTCACCAGAGTTGTTGACAATGAAATACTGCTTGCTCTGATCGTTCGGATTGACGGTGACAGTGTTTGTCCCGCTGGGGGAGCCGCCAAACACAAGAACCTTATACTGCCCCTCTGACAACGCACCGTCTGAAGTAGACAATGTATGCGTAGTTCCAGAAAGTGCAATTGAACCTACACCGCTCGTAAGGCGGTCAACGATCTGAAGGTTTGTATTTGTGGTATCGCCCCATGTGCCGGATTGTGTGCCGTCAGCTATGAGTTCTATGCCTGTA